ATGACGCTGGATTATTCTATTGCCCATATGTACCTCTACAGCAGGTCAGAGCAATTAATCCTAACACCTTCCAACCAAAAATTGGCTTTAAGACTCGTTACGGAATGGTATCAAACCCATTTGCTCAAGGTCTTACACAAGGTTCTGGTGCTCTTACAGCGAATACCAACAAGTACTACAGACGTGTACAAGTTGCAAACCTAATGTGATCCTTCGGATACATAATTCAAAAGAGACCTTCGGGTCTCTTTTTTATTGTATAAATAAATCAGTTTGTGAAAAAGTAATGACAAGTTTGATCGACCCAAAAAAATATACGAAGACACTTGACCTATTGAGGTCATTTTTTTTGTCTAAAGGTTTCCTTGAAGTTCATACTCAAAATCGTTTAAGTATACTTGCTGCATGTGAAGATCCAGAAACAGTAGCAACATACAACTATGCAGATAACATTTGGCCACTACCACAGACAGGACAGATGTGGTTGGAATATGAATTGCTATCAAATCCAGAAGTACCAGGATTCTTCTGTCTATCTACATCCTATAGAGCAGAACCAAATCCTGTACCAGGAAGGCACGAGACAATCTTCCCCATGTTTGAGTTTGAGATGCATGGTGGTGTAGAAGATCTTAAAGCAATGGAAATTGATCTATGTAAATATCTAAAACTTCCTGATTTGGATATAGAAACTTATGAAGATTGGTCTAATAAGTTTAATGCAAAAGAACTTGACCATGACCATGAAGAGAAGATTGGTACAGGTATGATTACTGATTTCCCTGAATGGACATCACCTTTCTGGAATATGTCTAGGAATGATGATGGAACTAGTAGGAAGATTGATGTTATTCTTGGTGGTAAAGAAACTATTGGTAGTGCTGAAAGAAGTACTGACAAGAAACAGATGAGAGATACCTTCTATACTATCTCCGAAGGAAAGTATGCTCAACTTATTATTGATCTATTTGGTAAGGAAAGAGTAGAAAAAGAATTAGAAGATTTCCTTTCATTCGATTTCTTCCCTCGTTCAGGTGGTGGGATAGGAGTCCAACGTTTAATGCAAGCCCTCTCATAGGGCTTTCATTGTGAGGTGGCGAAATTGGTAAACGCTCTAGTCTGTTTAACTAGTGTTCCTGGCGGGACTTGATGGTTCGACTCCATCCCTCACAGTTTATTCATATATAATATACTTGGTATTTATTATGAAGCCTAAGATAATTGATAATTTTTTATCACATCATCAATTAGGTCATTTGCAAGAAGCGATGCTTAATGATGATTTTCCTTGGTATTGGGGACCAAGGGTAGTTCCTGATGAAGATTCTAATTGCGACCCATTAGATAACTGGCAATTATATCACCCATTCTATCAACCCCCAGTTATAAAAGATACTCCATATTTTAATGACCTCTCACCTATCCTAGAAAAGTTGGGTGTAAGATCCATATTAAGAATTAAAGGTAACTTGAAACCTAGATCGATTGAAAGAATACAGCATGGTTATCATGTAGATTTTCCTTGGGATGATTCATTAACAGCAATCTTTTATGTTAATAGTAATAATGGATTGACTATATTTGAAGATGGTACAGAAGTTCAAAGTGTAGAGAACCGTATAATTATATTCCCAGTAAATCTCAAACACGCTGGTACTACATGTACAGATGCTAAAAGAAGAGTATTAATTAATTTCAATTACTTCTAAATAGTCCGTACCCTTTTTCAATATTATGTTATTTCTAATATCAGTAATGTCATTTGCAAATTTTGTATTCTATCCTTTAGTGATAGCAACAATCATTGCATTTATTATTGAACAGATTTTTAGGTCACAAGACAAAGCACCTGAGATTCTTAGATCTATGGCAGTAAGGAAATACTTTTGGAGACAGGCATGGTTGTTTAATATAATATGGTTTATAGGATACTTTATATTATTGATTGTTAACAGACCTGGGCAACAAGTAATGCCCGATATGATATGGCAGGGATAACATTATGCAGTTTCATGAAAAGGAAATACAACGTATAGTTCATGCATGTGAATACTATAGAAGTATTGTAAGATCACAGGATAAAGATCTCGCATCAAAGTATGATGCTGTGATCCACAAACTCCATAATTATGAACAGGAAATGGATTGTCCTGATTGTTGGGATCCTGAAGGAGTGTGTAATGTACATAGGTAAGTTTAGCAAAGATGTTAATGATGAAGAAATTATTGGTAACGATTTTGTTATTAGTAAATCATTTGCTGTTGAAACCTTAGCTGATAAAATAAATTTCTTCCATAGATCTATAAGTGTAAGATCTGCTGATCAAATGGTACGTGATATAATTGATAGGGATCATAAAGAATTTGAGGACTATGACTTCTGGTGTGTATACTTACCAAAGGTAGCAGATTTAATATGCAAAACTAATAGACGTGATTTGGGTAAGGTTACTGGTCTTAAGATGGATAAATATTTAAAATAACCTTGCTATAAATGGCTAACTGGTATCAGGATCAATTAACTAATAAGAATTTCTTATCTCCAATTGGATTTGTTTTCATATTGGAAAAGGCAAGGAAGGTTTCTTTCTTATGTCAGAAAGCAGAGATACCACCTATGACATTGGGAGAGGTCAATATTCCAACTAGAGGTTTAGCTCCTATACCATTAGAAGGTAATATAACTTTTGGTGAATTGAGTATTGATTTTATAGTTGATGAAGATCTTAGAAATTATATGGAAATCCATAATTGGATAAGAGCATTAGGTGTTCCAGAAGGTCATAATGAAAGAGTGAAATGGGAGAACCAATATTTAAATGATACTCGTGCTATTAAAGGACTTAATAATCCAAAGTATTCTGATGGTACTCTACAGGTTTTAAACAATAATAACTTAGTTAATTTTGATGTAGTGTTTGAAGATCTATTTCCAGTATCATTAACTACAATACCATTTGATGTGACTGGTACGGATAATGATTATGTTACAGCAACTGCATCTTTCAAGTATACTCTGTATCAGATCAGAGAAATCAACTCTCAGAAACTAAGGTAGTTGCAAAATTTTTAAATTTGTGCTAGGGTACTAAGGTCTATACATATTGTGGTATGGGAGGTAGAGCCAATGGGATTGAGAAAAGGAGATCACCCAAGAAAAGAACCAATCACCGAATGGGATGATTCTAATTGGAGAGAGGAACAGAAAGCTTACACTACTAGTAAGTATGAACTAGAGCTATTGGAGAATGGTCCCAAGAGTCTTGCTCAGTCATGGATGATGAATGCCTTGAGGCAGAAATGGATGAAGAGGAATAACTATGGTTATCCAGATCCACCTGATGTTTCATCATCAATGAAAGAATTTTTTGAGAAGACTAAAGACCAAGGTATTTGAATCAAAGATCACACGCTATTAAAATGTTATTTGCTGCCAAGTGGAACATACCTCAAGCAGCAAAACATTGTAGTCTCTCACACGATGAAATGAAAAATCTATTTAATGAGTATTGCCATAGTAATGGTACAACGTATAATAAGTTTACTACTAACGTTCAATTGAGTTTAGATATATGAACTTAGAAAATCTTCAGGATATGTGGCAAAAAGATTCTGTCATAGATACTGATAAATTTGGAGAGGAATCTGTAAGAGTTCCTCAACTCCATATGAGATATATGGAATTTTATAATACATTTTCTCTAATGAAGAAAGATAGAGAGTCTGAAATGAGATCTCTTATTAGAGAAAAATGGGTATTCTATAAGGGAAAAGCACCAGCAAAAATATATAAAGACACACCTTTTGATTTTAAATTAACCACTAAAGAAGAGATTAATATGTTTATAGAGGCTGATGATGATGTCAGAAAGCTTCAACTGAAAATAGACTATATAGATCAAGTGGTCTTCTTTCTTGATGGTATACTAAGGCAAATTAATGGTCGTAGTTATCAAATTAAAAATGCTATTGAGTGGGAGCGTTTTCAAAGTGGTATGTAATGAATTACGGTACAATGTACGAGGTGGTGAAATTTAATGAAACCGCACT